TGAGCGTATCGCCGCTGTCCACCGTCTTGTCGCCGCCGGTGAAGTTACCCACCGAGAACAAGATGCCGGAGGTGCCAGATGCAACCGTGCAAAGCAGAGCGCCTGCGATCACCTGAGCGTTGGAGGTGATGCTGAACGATGCAGGCGAGGCCGAGTTGCTGATCACCGAAGGATCAGCCAACGTGGGAGTACCAAAGGTCACAGCCTTGCGGGAGCCCGAGTAGTTGGTGTTCTCGTTCCAGCCGGGGTTGGTCGCAAGCGTATCCGTGGCGGCGTAGGTGTTGCCCGAGCCGGGACCGGTCACCAGACCAAGGAAGAACGAAGCGGTGTAGCCCACGGACTTGAAGTACTTATCATTCATGTCCTGAAGGCCCTGGTTGACCACGAGGTTGTGGAACGTGTCAGTCCACTTGACCTGACCGTCCGGGCCGGTGCACACAAAGGTAAACACGCCGCCTGCGGCCACACGCTCCGTGCTGCCGCGATTGCCTTGAACACTGGCAGTCACGATGTCCGCTGCCTTGCTGATTTCGCTGCTCATTGCTGCTCCTTACGAGATACGGACGATGGCGTTGTTCGCATCGGGTGTGGGGAAGATGACTTCAAAAGTGTCGTTGTTGGTCGTCTTGTCACCACCAAAATCCAACACCGCAACAGACTTGTTGCCTTGCGTCACGTTATAAATCAAAGCGCCTCGCGCAGTGAAAGACGAGTTGGGCCACGAGACGTTGTTGAACGAGATGTACGCCGTAGGCACGTTGCTGCTGTTTGTGCCTGACGTGGGCGACGTGGAAATGACCAACGTCAATCCCCCGGCTGTATACCCGGTACCGCTCGCTTCCCCGCTTGTGGTGTAAACCGTTGTGGTCGGACCAATGTTTGCCGCGCCCGTGTACAGCGCGATCTTGAACGTGTTGGGCGATGTAGGACCAAAGTTGTGAATTGCCTGAAGCAGTTCAACCTTAAAACTGGTGGTCGCTGTTTGGGAGATCGTCATATCAGGTTACCTTTTGGCGATACTGACCCGAACGGTATGCGTCTTGACGCTCCATGCCATCACCCAGGCGCTTGGCAAGCTGCAACGCTTCCATGTACTTCTGGTTGTACAGCGCGAGCATGTCCTGCTCACCCTTCATGTAGGTGTACGCCTCTACCAGCGAGCCATACAGCAGTACCGTGTCGAAGTTGTCACCAAGCCAAGAAGTTCCGGCGGTCACAATCGACTCAGGGTAGTAGAAGTAGTGCAACTCAATGTTGTAGTTGGCGTCTGGCGTTGGGCCAAGTATGAACGACAACTCGTCTACCGCGTTCGACTGACGACCAAACAAAGCGTAATACCGGGGAACGCCCAAATCATCAGGGGACGGGTAAGCCTGCCGAATAAAGTTCACATCTTTATTCAGCAAGTACTCGTAGGTTCCACTGTCCAGATTGCCGCCCGTCACATCCGTGATGACCGCCATCGAGTACACGGCCAAGAAGTCGCCAGGGCACGCAAGGTACTTGTTGCCGTTGGTGGCGTTACCCGTCACATTTTTGCGCAACGACGGGAACTGAACCGTGTTGTAGATGCGCTGCTCAGCTTGTTGGACGAAAACGGGTATCTGAGCAACGAAATCGCTGCTCGGGTTTTCGGTGTACGCCTGGATGGCGTTGCTGAGTTGCGTGTAATTCATCTACGCCTCACGCCATCGGGCCGCGAGCCATCACGCCTTTGGTAGCGCAGCCAGTGCCACGGATTTTGATACCCGAGGTCTTGGTCGGCTTGTATTCGTTGGAGTGCATGTTGGCCACGGACACGTCCATGCGCAGCGCCTTCTTGATGTCGTCAGCGCCGACAACCGGTGTGGCCACCGGCTTGGGGGTCTTGTAGGTTGCCATGTCAAACACCTTTCTGCTTGCGGCCAGGATTCATCTGGTTGGCCACCTTGGCCAGACCACGACCCATCTTCAGCATGTCGCTGTTGGTCTTACCACCTGCACGCAGCTTGGTCAGCGGCTTGCCGGGATGCATCGCCTTTTCGTGCTTGTGCACTGCCTTCTTTGCGTCCATTTTTGGCTCCTACGAAATGTTTACCGTAACTGTACCGATTTGTACGGCCAACACCAAGTAATTCGGTGTCAGTGCCGTATCAAAACCTCTGGCCCCACCAACAGGGTTCCACCCCCACTGGATATCTCTGCTGCCTTCACTAGGAAGACCAACCGCATCCTTCGTCGTTGCTGCCGTGTCTACGATCTGCAAACCCGTATTGCCCGACTGTACGTAACTCAGATCGGGACGTGGGTTGCGCAAACCTTGCGGATCGTCAACCGGATACATGCCCAACTGCAACTGCGGTTGGTCAGGGTCCCAACAGGCCGGACAGACCAAGAGGTTGTAGGTCTTGGTCTTGATGACTTCCTTGCGCAGTTGCGTGAGCTTGAACCGAAAGTCGCAGCGGTCACACTGCGCAATCGCATTCTTGCCTGACGCAAACCGGTTACCCATTTAAGTGCCGCTCCCGATGAACATCTGGCGGGGCACAAACCGAACTGCAGCCTTTTCCTGATCCTCGCCTGCGGCAATCAGCCACGCCTCGTCGTACTGGGCCTTGAGCACGTCCAAGCGCTGCATCCCGTCAGGAATCTTTAGCGCGATGTAGTACGCCAGTCCAGCCACAAGGCAAGGCAGAAAGCGGAACGGAACATCAAATGTCTTGGTACCGCCACCGGCGTCCTGAATCCGCCGCATGCGCCAGTAAACGAACTGATACGTCGTGCCGGGATTTGGCGTTGGCCAGACCGTGATGCTGTTCTTCTGCGCCAACGTGATGGCCGCACCCGAAGAGTGGCCCACGGCGGTTGTCCCGTCCTGGCCACGGCAGCAGTTCAGCAAGAGCGCTGGATTGCCGCCACTAGCGGGCTGCACCTCGTTGTACGCAATCAGTTCGCTGCCGATCTTGATGAAGCCCGCGTTGGGCACACCGGCGAGCGAGGTGATGGGGATCGACGTAGTCGTGGCCAGTATGGTGGCCTGCAGCGTCCCGGCAAGCACAGAGTCCGAAGCCGTCAGGCGCTGAATCCACACCTGAATGGGTCGGCCCTGGATCAGCTTGTTGGGGATCGTGGCGTAAGTGCTGACGCTGATCCGGGTGATGGTCAGGTCGGCTTGGTTGTTAGGGACGTTGGCGTTGGTGCGGATGACGTGATCCAGCAAATCCACCGTATCGTCCGGCAGCGCGTAGGTTGGCTGACCCTCAGCCAGTGTGATGACGTTCTGCTCGAACGTCCACATGTTCACGCCACGGTTGCCCCAATCGGCAAAGAGCAAGTTCAGGCTGCGTCGGGCCGTGCGCAAGTCATAGCCGGTGCGCAACTCGCCACCGGCACGCTCAAACGCTTCTTCGACAATCTCGTTGAGATCGAGGTTGAAGTTGGCTACGCCTGAAGTTGTCATCTGAATCTCGCTGTCTTCTTAGCGATGGCCTTGGGTTGCGCTACGAACTGCTTGCCGGAGGCTTTGCCTGCTCGCTTTGCTCGGGTTGAGGCGGCGTACTCTTGGGGCGAAAGAGCCTTGATCGCAGCTTCTGGAAGGTATCGCTCACCAGTTTTACTAGACGGTTTACCACTTTTGGTTCTCCACTTCTGGTCAGTCCAGTCCTTCAGAGACTGCTGCGGCTTCTTAGTCACGGTACCCGCCACCCTTAGCCTTGTACTGCTTGGCCAGAAGCTGCGCTTTGCGGGCGCTCCACTGACCTGCCGCCGTGCCCTGCGTGGCTTGGCCTTTGATCTTGTTGAACAAAGCCTTGCGCATACCGGGCTTGGTGTAGTTGCCCGCCTCGTTGACCTTGGACTTGGTGGTCCCGCCTTCGGCGTACATGTCAACGTCGTTCGGGTCATCCTTGCGTCGGATGACCTTCTTCTTGGGCATCTTGGAGGGGGCGATTGCCCCCATCCCCCGGCTCGGCATCATGTCAGCACTTGCCGCCGCGCTTCATGCCCAGGGGCTTCGATGCGGCCATCTTGACCATCGTGCCCTTGGTTTTACCCTTGGTGGCCACACCATCGCGGCTGGGAGCAGCGGTCTTGACGGTGCCCATCTTGGCGGTCGTGATGCCACCAGAAGCCATTTTCTTCATGCCCTTCATTTCGGATTCCTCATGTTTGATCATTGAACGGGGAGCACCGGCTTTTTTCATGAAGCCGATCTCTTTCATAACCATCTTCTTGGACTCAGCCACTTCGCCACCTCTTGCAAGAATTGCCGACTTACCATGTTCGGTCTTCGGCTTGTTGATGGACTGGGCGTCTGCGCGACTTCCAGAACCAAACTTACGGCCTTTGTCGGCCTTCATGAACTCTGCACCCACAGACTGCGGAATGCCAACACGCTTAGCAGCGGCGGGGTCGTTGGCCACCATCGCCATCAAGTTGTGCTGCTTCTTGCTAACTGAGGGCACTTCGCTGCTCCTTCATGTACGCGTCGAGCTTGCCTTCAAGACGATCCAACCGAGCGATCACCCGGTTCATGTCGTCGTGCACGTCCGACTTCGTGACGTACTCCTTGGCAATCTCCTCCCGCGTGCGGTTGAGGAGAATCTGAATGCGCTGCACCTCTTCCGCATGCGACTTGATCACCCAGAGAATGATCGCCGACAAGAAGGAGAGGATGACGTTCCATATCAGCAGTTCCATGCCCGAAGACTCTTGTTAATCCTCGAATTCGGATCGTTTGCGGTCTTTGCGCTCGTTAACTTCTTTTTCATCCCTTTCATACGGGCGCAAAAAGAGTCTCGGCGTGGACCGCCCTCCGGCTGAGGTGCCTT